GGCCATTACCGTGACTTCGGGCACCGTGAAAGTAGGCGACCGCTTCACCCTGGCCGGCGTTAATGCGGTGCACCACATCAGCAAAGCCGACACCGGCCAACTGAAGACCTTCACCATCACTGCGATTGTGACGGGCGCTGGTGGCACCGGTACTGTGCAGATTTCGCCGCCGATTATTTCAGCAGATAGCTCGCCGACTACTCCGGAACTGGAATACAAGAACGCTACCGTCGCCCCAGCATCGGGCGCTGCTGTGACCTTCCTGAACACCGTTTCCGGCAACGTGGCGCCGTTCTGGGATGACCGTGCTATCGAACTGCTGCCAGGCCGCAATGGTGTGGACGAAGACCTTACCAATGCTGGCGCCGGTTATCTGCGTGCAACCACCGAATTGGGCATCGACGTGGTGCTGTACAAGTTCTTCGACATCAACTCGAAGACGTACAAGTATCGCTGCGATACCCGTTTCGGTGTCGGCATGACGAATCCGGAAATGTGCGGCGTGCTGCTTTTCAATCAGACCTAAGCATCCTCAGCCCGGAGAAATCCGGGCATCCCTACGGCCCGCGCTTGCGGGTCGTTTTCTAGACAGAGGACAAGATGGATATGTTTCCCAGCATGCTTTACAAAGCTGGCGGTCCCGTAGAATGTCACGGTGGCCGCTTCAGCACGCTTATCGTTGCCGACCAAGGCGAGCAAGACGCCGCTGTCGCCGATGGTTGGGCACTGACCACCACCGAAGCCAACGAACTAAACGCGGCGCAGATCCCCGCAGTTACCGCTGACCCCATTCCAGCCGACAACGCCGCGCCGACGCGCGATGAACTGGAAGCCAAAGCCCGCGAACTCGGCATTGCCTTCGACGGCCGCACCAGCGATGCCAAGCTGGCCGCGAAGATTGACGAAGCACTGAAAGCCTAATCATGGGATGGTCGAAGCAAAGCCTGATCGAAGAAGCCTTTAACGAACTGGCGCTGCAGGGGTATATCTTCAATGTCGGCCCCGAAGAGAAGCAAAGCGCGCTGAACCGGATGGACTTCATGCTGGCGATGTGGAACGGTAAAGGTTTGCGTCTGGGCTATCCGCTGCCGACCGACCAAGACAGCTCCACGCTGGACCAAGATTCCAAACTGCCTGATTGGGCGCTGGAAGCGGTCTATCTGAACCTGGCGATTCGCCTCGCTGCTGGACTGGGTAAGACGCTAACGCCGACCACGCTGTTTGCCGCGAAGTCGGCCTATAACGCGATCGTTACGCGCATGGCATTCCCGCCTGAGGTTCAGCTCCCCGGCACGATGCCGTTGGGTGCTGGCAATAAGCCATGGCGCTTCGACCGCACGTATTTCCCCGTCCCGACCACGCCTCTGTTGGCCGGTGACGATGGCCCAATTGAATTTGACTGATCGGAAAGCGACATGACAACCATCAACCGACTGCCGGCTGTAGACACGCTGCAGCCTGACGACCTGGTGCCGATCTTCTCGAATGCGAACGGTGACGCACGCAGCGCATCGGTGAACAATTTCGTTGACGCGGTCAAGGCTGAAATCGGCAGCGGCACCGGATCGGTGACCAGTGTATCGGTAGCCCCGGCAAACGGCTTTAGCGGAACGATAGCCACGCCGACCACTACACCGCAGATCACCATGTCCACGACCGCCAGCGGCGTGCTGAAAGGCGCATCTGGCGCATTGGCGCCGGCCACGGCAGGAACTGACTACAGCAATGGCACATCCGCGCTCGCCACCGGCATCGTGAAGACGACGACAGGGACTGGCGCGCTATCCGTCGCTGTCCCTGCTGATTTCCCTACCCTGAATCAAAACACTACTGGGACCGCGTCCAATGTAACCGGGACCGTTGTCGTTCCGAACGGCGGCACCGGCCTGACGACTATCCCGGTCGGCTCGACGCTGGTCGGCAACGGTACGGCTGCGGTCAATGCTGTGGCGCCTGGCACTGTCGGCTACGTCTGGACTTCCAACGGCGCCAGCATCGCACCATCGTGGCAACCACCACCGGGCGGCGGGGGAGGCGGTACAGTAACAAGTGTCTCCGTGGTCAGCGCAAACGGCTTCGCGGGCACTGTAGCCAACGCCAGTACCACGCCGGCCATTACGATGACGACCAGTGTGTCGGGCATCCTGAAAGGCAACGGCACCGCACTGTCTGCCGCTACGTCAGGGACCGATTACAGCGCAGGTACGTCGGCTTTGGCAACTGGCTTGGTGAAATCCACCACCGGCACAGGCGCATTGTCAATCGCAGCCAGCGGAACAGATTACGGACCGGCAACTTCAGCGTTGGCTACTGGCCTGCTCAAGAACACGACAGGCACCGGAGCGCATACGATTGCCGTCAGCGGCACCGATTACAGCGCAGGAACTGCGGGACTCACGACTGGCATTATTAAGTCCACTACCGGAACCGGTGCCTTGACGATTGCCGTCGCGGGCGACTTTCCGACGCTGAACCAGAACACGACTGGCACCGCTTCAAATGTCACCGGCACTGTGGTTGTCGCCAATGGCGGCACCGGGCAGATTTCACTGACTTCGAAGGGTATCCTGTTCGGCAATGGCACAAGCGCGGTTGGCATTACCTCGGCGGGAACGGCAGGACAAGTGCTGACTTCGAATGGCGCTGGTGTTGATCCGACATTCCAGACTGCGGCAGGAGGAAGCGGGGCGATGGTTCTGCTCGCTACATTAACTCCTACTGTTTCAGTTAATGTAGATTCGCTTAATTCATTTAATTCTACCTATGATGCTTACTGGATACATGGACAAGGTATAACACCGTCAGCACAAGACAGCATGAGAATTCGGCTGGCTAACTCAGGAACCGTAGATACTGCTAATAATTATTTTACTGGCACTCCCGAATCATCCACTGCTGTTACGTCATCAGGAAGTAGCTTAAATCCAGGAGTTCAAGTATTGGATAGTGGTTCTGGCGGAAGGGGAAGCAATTTTGAACTTCTCGTATTAAATACGAATAGCACAGGAACTTTGAAATCTATTTCTGGGAAACTGGTAAGCCATTCTTCGAGCACTGCATATACTATGACAGGTGTTCATGTTGCATATATAGCTGGTAGTACAGTTTCCGGGATTAGATTTTTTTGGTCTGGCGGTTCAAATTTTGACGCAGTCGGCAAAATCCGTATTTATGGGATTAAAAATACATGACACAATTAATAGTAGATTATTGGGATGAGGTGTCTAAATCCCAGAAAACTCGGCCTATGACTGATGATGAAATAGCGCAGCGCGACAAGGATATCGCCGATGCGGCAAAGCCTGTTGTTCCTCTACGCGTTTCCATGCGGCAGGCCAAACTCGCATTGCTGGATGTCGGCCTATACGATGCGGTCAACTCGCACATAGAAGCGCTACCAGAACCGCAACGCACCGCTGCTCTGATCGAATGGAATAGCGCATATTGCGAGCGCGAAAACGCATTGGTAAAGTCGCTTCCTGCTGCCTTAGGCTGGCCCGATGGCCAAGTTGATCAACTCTTTATCGCCGCCGCGCAAATCGAGTAAGCCATGCCGACCATCAATCAGCTAGATTCCATCACCAGCGTCCAGAGCGCGGATCAAGTGCCGCTGTACTCCAGCAGTGACGGTGACGCGCGCAAAGCCTCTATGAACGTGCTGGGCGAGTACTTCCAGCAACTGTTGACCGATGACACGAAGTTTGCCCAGCAACGCACCGCGCCAAGCGCGACCGGCTGGACGATTACTGTCAGTGCGGCAATGGCCGGCCAAAACATTTGGCTGTTGATCAAGCCGACAGCGGGCTTTGCTGCTGGCACGATCACGCTGCCCAATCCCACGACCTGCATCGATGGACAACAACTGCTGGTAAGCTGCACACAAGCCGCAACGGCACTGACGGTGAATGGTAGCGGCGCAACGGTGAACGGCGCCCCGACCTCGCTGGCGGCAAACGGATTTTTCAGACTGCGTTTCGATGTGATCGACAACGCGTGGTTTCGCATAGGATAAAGGAGCACGACCATGACCCAAAAAATGCCATTCGGGCCGGCCTACGGCTCCGGTAAGAACCTGACGGCGACCACCACCAGCCAGAATGTGACGATCAAGCCAGGCAACAAGCAGCTTCGCATCGGTAACAAGGGCACCAGCGATGTGTGGATTCGCGCCTACAGCAGCGTTAATGCTCCAGGCACTGTCGCCACTACTGCCGACTTCTGGTGTCTCGCCGGCCTTGTCTCCACGCTGACCATCGATGAGACTTACGATACGGTTGCCTACATCACCGACACCGGCACGGCGGCGTTTAAGCTGATGACGGGCGAGGGCTTCTGACATGGTCGATGCCTCTGCGCGCGGCAATGCTGACTGGATGGCGGCTGGTGGCTGCGGTGAAATCCTGAACAAGCCGACTATCAACCCGATGGTGGCCAGCAAGGTCACGCGCGCGCTCAACACGCCATTCCAGATCAGCACGACACGCAATGCCTTGGCGACCTATACCGTGCAGATGACCGTCACGGCAAGCATTTCGGGCGGGCAGAACGGTGATGTGCTGCTGGAAACGGCGGACGATTCGGCGTTCACCGCCAACGTGGAGACCGTGAACCTGACCGGATTCGGGCTGACCTATACGTTGGCCGTCGCATTGCAGGGCGTGCAGCCCGACAAGCGCAGCGTCATGGGTGCCATCGCTGCCGGCAAATGGGTGCGGCTTCGCACTGTCAACAACACAGGCACGCCTACGTTCTCGTACCTGGGCGGCCAAGAAATCCTGATGTAGTCATGACACAAGTTGCGATCCTTGAGGGCCTGTACACTGATGGAAGCCCGGACTTCCGGACGGCTTATCCGCGTAACATGGTGCCGGTCCCGAAAGAGAACGGTATTTCCAAGGGCTATCTGCGCCCTGGAGAAGGCATCCTGCAGCAGGGCACCGGCCCAGGGGTGGATCGCGGCGCCATCAACTGGAATGGCGCGCATTATCGCGTGATGGGTCCAAAGCTGGTCCGTATTTCGTCTACCGGGGTGCTGCAAGTGCTAGCCGATATTCCCGGCGACGGCATGGTGACATTCGATTACTCGTTCGACCGGCTGGCCATCGCTGCCAACAACTCGCTCTATTACTGGAGCGGCAGCGCACTGACGCAAGTTACCGATCCTGATCTGGGCGTGGTACTCGACGTTATCTGGGTAGATGGCTATTTCATGACCTCGGATGGCGAAAACATCGTCGTCACCGACCTGAACGACCCCACCGCTGTCAATCCGCTGAAATACGGTAGCTCCGAAGCCGATCCTGATGCGGTTGTCGGTCTTCTGAAACTGCGCAATGAAGTCTACGTACTGAACCGCAACACGACCGAAGTGTTCGACAACGTGGGCGGCCCGCTGTTCCCGTTCGAACGCATTGAAGGCGCGCAAATGCAGCGTGGCGCTCTGTCGGCGACCACGGCATGCGTGTTCAAGCAAGCCGGTCAAGACCTGATCGCAGTGCTGGGCAGCGGGCGCAATGAATCGCCTGTCGTATGGCTGGGCGTGAACGGCAATACCAGCAAGATCAGCACGCAGGAAATCGACACCATTCTGCAGGACTACACCGAGCCGGAACTAGCCGGCGCCGTACTGGAGGCACGACTGGACCGCAGCCATGAGTTGCTGTACATGCATCTGCCCGACCGAACGCTGGTCTATGATGCCGGCGCCACGGCCATTGCTGGTAGCCCGGTGTGGTTCGGCCTTGATTCTGGCATCGGATCGTTGTCGCAATACCGTGCACGCAGTCTAGTATGGGCCCATGACGCCTGGCACTGCGCCGACCCGACCAGCGCAGTCTATGGCACGCTGACCCGCGATATCAGCACGCATTATGGCGCCAAAGTGGGCTGGGAATTCAACACCACGATCCTGTATAACGAAAGCCGGGGCGCAGTCTTCCATCAATTGGAACTGGTCGGTCTGCCAGGGCGCGTGCCGCTGGGCATTGATCCGACAATCTGGACTTCCTACTCTCTGGATGGCGAACTTTGGTCACAAGAGCGTCCATGCCACGCCGGCAAACAGGGCGAGCGTGAGAAGCGCATCACCTGGCTGCGACAAGGCCACATGCGCAACTATCGCATCCAGAAATTCCGGGGCACCAGTGATGCCCATATGCCCATCGCTCGCCTGGAGGTGAATCTGGAGCCGCTCAATGGCTGACGTACCAAATCGTCCTCTTTCGCGCGATCAGATCGCCGAAGTCTTTAAGTCGCCGCAAGCCATCAAGCAATTCGAACGGCTGCAGCAGACCACGTTCGCCACGCCGACGACGATTGAGGAAGTGTCGTTTGCCGCTGGCTCTGCCGCCACGGATGCGAATCAGGCACTTGGTCTAGTGCAGCAACTGCAGGATGAAGTAGATGCGCTGCTGGCCCAGCCGGTCGGTTCGTTCGGCGACTTGGCGCTGCAGAACTCGGATTCGGTGGACATTACGGGCGGCGCCATCAACGGGACGCCGATCGGCCAGAATGTCACAGCAGCAGGATCGTTTGCCACGCTGACGGCATCGGGTGCGACCTTGGGGCCGACGACCGTTACTGGCGCTGCCACAGTCACAGGACCATTTGGCTGCAATGGCAAGCCGCCTCAGTCCGCCGCGCCGATTGCCACTGTCGCGACCACCGGCGCCACCAATACCACGCCATTCGGCTACACGACCGCCGGCCAGGCCAATGATATTGTGACGAAATTGAATCTAATCATTGCCGCGCTGAAAGCGAACGGCATCGCCATCTGAGGACACCATGACTACCACTGTCGCCCCGCTGATCGAGGCCAAATACGCAGAAGACACGACCTTTTCTCAATACACATCGAGCAATGCTGTCACGTCTGTGGACAAGTTCACCGGCTTTAACGGCAGCGGCGCGCCGGTCACGCTGACGGTCTATATCACGTCGCCGGCTGGCACGGCGGGCGCTGGAACGATCATCGAGCGCAAGAATATTGCGGCCGGCGCAACCTGGGGCTTCCCAGCCATCACCGGGCAGGTGATTGCCAACGGCGGCGCGCTGTATACGCTGGCAAGCTCTCCCGGATCGGTAGTGATCCGTTCCAGCGGTCGCCAATTCACCTGATTGTTGCTTTTTGCCAAATTCTGTGGTTACAATCGCGAAAGCTGAGTTCTAGAGCAGCCAGCGGCTCACAATATCCCCTATAGGGAGCCGCCATGCTGTCGCTCAAACCGCTATCCGATCCGGCTGCATTGTCGCAACTCTACGCTGATCCGTACATCGCCCGCATCGGGCACGATCACCGTCCCGCCGCACCAATCATTCACCCGCAAGCCAAATACCTGGGCGCTTACGTCGCCGATAAGCTGGTGGGCGCTTTCCTCATCATCGAATCCGGTTTCATCGAATACGACCTGCATGCGCTGCTAACGCGCCGCGCGCTACCGCATTGCCGCGCTCTTGGCCTGATGTGTGTCGCGCATGTCTTCGCTGACGCCGCGATCCAGCGCGTGACGGCCTACATCATCGAGGGCTTGAAGACCGCGCGCAATTACTGCCTGAAGCTGGGCTTTCGTGATGAGGGATTCCGGCGTAATGCGTGCGTGAAGGATGGCCGGCTGCTCGGGGTCCATGTGCTGGGGCTGACTCGGCAAGACTGGAAAGGAATTTAACGTGAGTTTCGTCTCAAACGCCATTGGCAAGGTGCTGGGCGGCATTACCGGCGCCACTCAGCAAGTAAAAGCCGCAGAAAATGCCGCTTCAACGCAGGCAGGAGCCGCACAAGCAGGCATCACAGAACAGCAGCGGCAATTTGATGCGCTGCAAAAAATCCTCGGGCCGTTCGTCAACGCCGGAACGGGCGCACTCGGCGCGCAGCAGAATCTGCTGGGGCTGAATGGCGCTGATCAGCAAGCTGCGGCCATCAAGGCAATTCAGGAGTCACCAGCTTTTACCGCAGCGCAGCAGACTGGCCAGAATGCAATTCTGGCCAATGCCTCAGCCACCGGTGGTCTGCGTGGCGGAAATACGCAAGGTGCATTGGCTCAGTTCAGCCCGCAACTACTGGCGCAACTCATCCAGCAGCAATTCGGC